CGCTTCTTCAGTTCCTCATAGGTCTTGAAGTTCTTAGCGTCACTGAACTCATTGAGATCGTTCAGGTTGTTATAGATCTTCTCCAGTTTATCATCATCATCCATCAGAGGTTCGACACGATCGAACTCAGACTTGTCATAGTTCCAGTAACCTTCAACCTTACGAATCTTCAGTTTGAAGTTCGCACCTTGCCAGAAGTCAAAGGGGTTGATGGCTTCTTCATCTGCAAACTGAGGTTGCATCGCTTCGGTGATCTTGTCAAAGATCTTCTTACCGAACTTGTACAGGAACACACGACCCTCATTCTCGGGGTGTGCAGGATCAGCAACAACGTAGATGTTTGCGTAGTAAGACAGTTTACGTTTCTGTTTACGAGCAGTCTCCTTATCACGATCAGAACCACTGTTCCACAGAACACGGTTGTGTTCGGACACAGGATCCTTCTGACCCATCGTGGTCAGGGAGTTCTCAATATACCAACCACCAGGGCCTTGGAACGCATGGCTCCAGACTTGTGCCCAGGGAAGTTCACATCCTTCAGGCGCAGGAAGGAATCGGATCACTGCATAACCGTTACCAGCCTTATCGACTTCAGGTTTCCAGAAGCGGTCATCAGCACCACCTTCTCCACTATTCAGTTTTTCTACTTTCTTGATCAGTTTATCAGTCAGTGAACCAGCACGGGACTGTTTCTTAAGATCAGCAAAAGACATTTTTGTATTCTCCGTATTTGTTGGGATTTGGCCTTTGGGACGACTTTATCTTACAAGGTGCAAGAAGGGATGTCAAGCCCTAGTCTCGTGGCATTTCCTCTGGATTTGCCAGTTCCATCTCGAATAAAAGTGGATGACATTCTTCCATGATCAAATAGTTTGACCAACGATACATGTCATCCGTTGTGTAAGAATAATTATTATTTGCTTCGCATTGAACATATGGATCATCTTGCATTATTACAGGAATGTCATCAAATGTAAAAGGAATTCCATTTATGAAAAACATATCTACAATTTCACCTTCGTGATAACAATATGAAGAGGTGATCTTGTAGTGCGAGGTCATGTTACTCCCCCATATCTGCTATGTTATCTAGTCTCTCTAGAGTTCTTTCCATTTCAGCAAATAACTCATTGATATTATTACTTCCAAATCCTAGAAATTCCGCAGCATCATGAATTCTTTCTTTCATTTCTTGTGCTTCTGGATCATCGGATAATGATAGTCGGAAATACAAGTTTTTTTGTTTTTCCAGAAAAGTTCTCATCAATTCAACATGTTCTTTCTTTTCTTCACCACTCATCATGGGAGCTTTGAAAGTTTCTTCTATGATTTGTTGTTGCAGTTGTTCCATCTCTTTGATGGATTCTCTTACAATTTCGGATTGAAAAAATCCACTCACAATACTATCTCCTTCAGTGTCTTTGTATACTTTTCCTTATCAATATTTAGGAAAGATTTGTATTTTTTAATGCGTAAACTGACGGATTCCCACACTGGATCTAGTAATTGTTTGTCAAAATTTTTAGAAAACTTTAAGATCATATCCATTATAACAAAAGTTTCTATAGATATGCCTTTTTGTAAATACTTTTTAAGGATTTCTGGGTGTGATGAACCCTTGACGGCAAAGAGATCTTCAAAAGTATCTTTATGTACAAAGACTTCAGCCTCAGTCTTGAACATGTAGTAGAGACTTTGGGATCTCTTTAACCAGTTAGAATAATTCTGTTCACCTGACTCAATAATTTCACCGATCCAAAGTTTAGAAGGATCATCACATTCTACAAAATTTGCCAGGAAGTATTGTTTGATCTCGTCATCAGATTTCTGACGAGACATTCGTTCAAAGAAGTAACGATCTTTCCTCTTGTTGAACGATTCTTTTGAAGCTCTAGACTTCCCGCAATATTGAAAGTAGTCGTAGTTTGGTTTAGTGAAATGATTCTTGAATGCCAGGTACGTTTTGTATACCTCTATTGGCGTCATTAGAATACTAGTTTAGCACGACTTGTTTTTTTCAAAAAGTTTAGTTGAGTTGCTTCGTGTTTTAGTTTCTCTTTCAGTGGTTTTGAAATTAGTTTAGACACGGACTCAAATTCAATACCATTCTCTTCACAATATGTGACGATGGCTTCAATATAATTAATCTTGGAAGTCATTACAAGATATTCGATGTCTTGTGCGAACTTGGACTGACAGAGAAACTTCTCCTTTATTAGATTGTTTACATCTTCAGTGTTGTTCTGCATAGGTTTCTGTGTGATGAGCGACGAACTCTCGGATATACTTGGTAAGAAGTTTAATATAGTAATCTTTGTTGCGTTTTTCATAAACAAAACATTCTCCATTATCAGCTACCATTATGGTAATCAATTTTTTAACTGGAATACCAGTCATTTCATAATACATGCAAGCGTATGCCACTTCCTGAACAAAGTAGTTTTCAATCCACTCTTCTGGTTTAATTTTCTTTGAAGTCTTGAAGTCAATGATTGCGAGTTCCCCTTCGTATTCAGCGATGCAATCTACGCGACCCGCAAGTCCTAAGTAGTCACTATAAAGTGACTTTTCTAAAGCATGTATGTTATTTATACGATCTAAAAATGGTTTAGCCTTAAGGAAAAGGAATTTAGTTGTTGGTAGTGGATTATAATCATCTACGTTCTCGTTAAGCATATACTTCTCAACAAGATCATGGAATTTAGTTCCCCTATCAGTAGCGATCCGAGTGATGCGATTAGCTTCTTCGTCTCCTACTTTTTTTCTCCATTCAATAAACTTTTTTCTACCGTAAAAACTCGTGATAGAAGTAATAGAAGGATACAACTTACCAGAAGGGACTTTGTAAAAACGAGTCCCTTCGATACTTTGTGCTTCTAAATCAACTTCATCTTTCAAATAATCTAAATGAACAAACATTACATACCCATAGCCAACTTAGTAACAATATAGTTTTTGACAAGTCCAGAACGAACGATATCATCAACTCCAAATTCTACAGTGGAAAAATCATATTCCATTGCACGAATAATTTTCATAAAATCTAGAATCCCATTTTTTTCGTGGGTTTTTTGTAAGTCTGTTTGAGTAGCATCACCACAGAATAGAATCTTACTATTTTCACCAATACGTGTAATTATACTATCAAGTTCATGAAAGTTCAAGTTTTGCATCTCATCGACCAATACAATTGCGTTATCGAGAGTAGTACCACGAATAAAACTAGTAGACCAGAATGAGATGGTTTCTTGTGCTTTGAGGTTTGCATATAACATTTCAAAGTCAGAATCTGAAGAAAGTTCAAACATGTATTTTACCATATTTTTATATGGAATTTGATAAAGTGCAGCCTTGTCTTCATGATCTCCAGGAAGGAATCCAATTTCTCTCGTGGAAACCAACGACCTCACAATATACACTTTTTCATATGGTGTATGTTCATCAAGAACATCTTTTAATGCGTGGTACAGAGCAATAAATGTTTTACCCGTACCAGCAGCTCCGTAAGAAAAAAGATTTTTACCTTCTTTATAAGCGTCAAAGAATTTAGTTTGATTCTCAGTCATGGGTTGGATGTCAACCATCAAATCGGTATTGATTGGTTTCTTCCTTCTCATTTGTTTTGCACTCATACTACCAATTCCGCTGGTAGGATCATTCTTTCTTTTTCTTGCAGGCATACTAGATCTTCTTTACTCGTGAACCAGGGGCTTTTGAGGCTTTATGTAGAACGTCATTCCAGCCTGGATTTCTGGAAATGAGTTTATCTTTCCACTCTCCAACTTCTCCCGGAGATGGACATGTGGAAGGATCTGACCAATCCCGAGTCCATTCGGGATTATCTTCCTTCCATTGATCCCAATCATGAACACTGAGAACTACCTCTTTTTGTTCTCCGGTTTTTGTATTTACTACAGGATAAGTTGCCATTTTGTTAGTATTTCAATATAAATTATTTATTGACTAATATCTTGTTCAGAATAGTCTAATTTTTTAATATCTTCTGTTGGAAGTTCTTTTGTAAAAAACTCTCCGTTTTGCATATATTCCACAATACACTTTTCACCGTTTACATCTAAAATTTTGCAAACAGTTGGTGCATTGTCTTTTGATAAGGAATTAGTTTGGTAGTACATATTACAATATCGCAGACAATTTATATATCACCATTCCAAAGCTTCTGCACAAGTTGGGAAGTGTTCTTTGAAGATTTCTTTACAAGCATTAGCAATGTCCATATGTTCTTTCTGTGTTCCATTTGCAGAACGCAAATTGATATAGTGAATCCATGAACGACATGAACCACTCATATAGATACGAGTCGGAGTGCAGAGAGGAAGAACATTACGAGCGCACTCTTTTGCGATACCTTCATCAAGCATTGTTTGATACAATGACATTGCACGTCTAAAGTGATCCTGAATCAGCATCTGATACTTTTGAATCGTAAATGAATCAATGTCATCAATAGAATTTTGACGATTCTTTGTATCTTGACGACGAAGTTCTGGAACTGGTATCGTCTCTGCGAGTAAGGAAGAATCAGCATAACGTTGCGAAAACTCTTGAAATGTAAATGAACGGTGACGCAAAATTTGAGCCGCTATTGCACGAGTAGTCTCAATCTCTAGAGTCATGAACGATTGTTCGAATACACTCCAGTGATTATGTTTGATACAATACTTCAAAAGACCCGCAACATTCGGATTCTCTTGGTTTGCAGGATTACTGACACGAGCAACGTAACCCATCGTCGCTTCAGCATCAGGGGTAATAGAAATAAGTTTAACAGTCATTTAATTCTCAGTCAGGGTAGCCGTCGTCGTCTTCAAAAATTTCATCATAATCATGTAGAGATGGATCCAAATATCTCTGAGTAT